CCCCGCGATCTGTTTACTTTTGTCTGCGCTCGACTTAGTCGTGCCCACGAAGAACGAGATCGACGCGGCCCAGGCCGTTGTGAGCTGCCCGAGCACCATGAAGAGAATGTTCTCGGTCTCAGGTGGTGGTGCGGTTTTAAAGAGCGCATAGATCACGCCGGCGATCATGAAGGTCAGCGCGATGACGATGGTCATCTGCGGCCAAATAGTGCCGAGCGTCTTACTCAGATCGCGAGCGTCTTTGCGGTCTTCGACAACAAGCTCGTCTTTGCGAATATCAGCCTCAACGAGAAACTTGTCGAAGTCGATCTCGGCGATCTTTAGTTTCAAGACTGCCTCGGGGTCAGACTGAAGCGCCTGAATGGCTGCCTCGTCTGAATCGACCCCGAGCGCCTTCTTGATCATGTTCGCGGCAATGCCGCCCACTGGCCCGCCAAGCGCGGTTGCTACAGTTGGCGCGACGCTCGAAACAATGCCTTTTACTGCGCCCCAGATGTCTCGCTTGCTCATTTTTTGAACCCTCGAATGAACGCAAAAACAAAAGCCCAGACTATCAGCCCGGTCACCCAAAAAATGCCAGAGATGACCGAGGTGATCACCTCTATGATGTGAATCAGAGACTCAGCTATAGGCACGTCTCAACCAGCCTTCTTTGAATTTGCTGAAGTCGTGCACTTTGATGCCGTTCTTGCGTAGTGCGTCGTTGCGTAAAATCAAAGCCCGGTAAAATCCGGCCTGCTCTGATCTCGTCGCTGCGAGCAGAATGTCGGAATCAGCCCCGTTGATCTGCTGCAGGGAAATCCGCCCGAGTATACCATCGTCTGCGATCTTGACGCCAGTAGCAGAACGCACGGCTCTCTGCACTATTTTGTGCGCCTGGCCCGCGCCCATATTGACGCACATGTCGAAGACCTTCGTCGCGACGTGATCTTGCAATATGCGGTCGTAGCGGTTCGGCTTCCAGAAGAATTTGAGGTAGGCGCTCTTCGCTGCAGCCCGAGGCATCTGACGAATGTCATCTGCGTCGACGTCACCGTCGCCATCGAAGTCAAGAAGCTCTAGCGCGATGTCTCCGACCTGCTTGTGCTGCTGAAGAGCCCAGCGCAACGAGATGCCATAGTTTGTAATGCCGCCGGGGTCGTCAGGATGATCGACAAGCCCGCCCTCGTGTTCGAAGACTGTCTCGACTGCTTGGTTGAATGCGTCGCTCACTGCCGCGCCCTTTGCTCTGCGCGCATCGCCCGCAGTTCGAGAAGTATCTCTTTGACGTCGATCTCGATCGTATCGACGTCGGCCTTGATGTCGCCGGTCGTCTGTTCGAGTGTTTCGAGCTTGATGGTCTGCGTCGTGATGATCACGGTCTGCTCTTGAGTTCGATCGTCGAGCATCTCGATCTTCGACTCGGCCTTCGTGATTCTGGCGCTGTCTGCCGCGACTGTTGTCGTAGTTGCGCCCCATGCGATTAACCCCACGCCCGCGACACTGATCAGCGGCCACCAATTTTTAATTGCTTCGCCGCTCATTTCCATAACTCCAAAACGTCAACACCATAAGCAGCGCCGACGATAACAACGAGGCCGAGACCGAGCCATAAAGCGAGCGTGAGGTGCGAAGGCGTAAAATTAAACCCTGTCTTTTTTTCACCTTTGCCTTGCCTGAATAGTTCGGCGATCTCGGCTTCGTGATGGTCTACTGTGCCAGCGACGCGGGACGATGTCGATATTGATTTGTGTACCGCATCTGTTAGGGTATTAAGTTGCTTCGAGACGGCCTTCTTGTGCTCGTCTAGCGACCCACTCATGCGAGCGACTGACAGCTCAATCTCACGAATTGATTCTTTAATCGGCCGAATATGCCGAGCGACTGCTGCGTCGACCGCTCTGACCTCTTGCAGCGTGAGATGCTTTTGTTCGGTTTGTGGTTGGCTCACTTCGCCGCCTCCATTGCGTCGAAGACTGCGTTGACTGACATGTTAGTCGTGCAGTCTGCGATCTGTTCAGATAGGCAGCCGATCAAGTAGCGATCGTCGGGTAGAATGCCGAGGTGCTCAGCTTCAATGTAGCCTTCGTTGTCCATTTCGAAGATTACGCAGCCGATAGTCTTGCCCTCTCGGGCGCGATGAAGTAGCTGTTCGAGCTGCCCTATGAACTCGACCTGCTGTTCTTCAATATACTCCACGTTCCGCGTCATCGTGTAACCTCATGATGCTGGCGAGCTGCTCATTCAGCTCGTCAATACTGCCATCGTTGAGGGCTAAATAATCGTCAGGATGAGACGCGACGCCGGCCTCAGATGCGTGTATGACGACCTCGGCAGCGTCGGGTCGACTGACATGTATCAGAAGCCCGCCTTGCTCTCTCAGCCAGGTCGCCTCGTTCTCGAAGCGCACGTCGGATATAACCACGCCCGGCAAGGCCGGGTCTTGTTCTTGCCATTCTGCGATGACTTGGTCAGCCCTGAGCAGCCAGATGCTCGGGTTGATCAGCTCGCGGCCCCATTCGGTGCCGATGGTCTGCATCATTACCCGAGGCGACTTGCCAAAGGGCTCAAGTTGTGATTCTTTCAGATCGCCGTCTGTGTGTCTAGCGGTCAATCACAGCATCGCCTGCAGCCCGGCCTTGAGCGGCATGGCGAACGAGTATCTTTTATAACCGAAGTTAGTGATCACGTACTCGGCAGCCGTGTCCTTTCCTGACCTGGCCGGCCCAGTAAAGCCGATTATTCTCGGTAACGTCATGGCGTTCTCTTGTCAAGCAGTTTCTTTACGCCTCGAAGGCTCTGCCCTGGCCGTGCGCGTGACCGTTCGGCACGAACCGCTCTGTATCGAGGTCGATCGGCCGCTCTGGCATAGTGCCGGTATCAAGCCTCACGGCGGCCGTCATCGCCAGGTTCGCCGCCTTGACCAGCATAGCGCGCTGAGCTTTATGGTCGCCAACGAGCGCCACCTTCGCGGCTTCGCTGGCATACATGGCGATGTAGGTGACATAGTCGTTGATCGTGTTCTCGTCGCCGAGGGCAGCCCATCGCTCGCGGGCATAGTCGAACTCGACGTCGACGTCTTGATGAAAGTGAATTTTCGCGATCTCGATGCTCATGTTTTAGAACCTCATGTTGAAACGTAACTGAATCTCGTCGATGCCGTTGTTCGGTTCGGTACGGCCGGCGGTGCTGCAGTGCAGCCAGCCGATCTCTGCGACTCGGTTGATGCTGACTCCGAGCCCAAGGTCGAAGCATAAGTTGTCATCGACCAGAGCGGCGGGCTTTTCGTCCCAGACGTTGACGCCGAAGCGCAGCCAGGGCTCGATGAGCTTACCCTCGCGCCAGTGCACGTAACGGGTCGCGGCGATGCGCCAGTTATCGTCGTGCAGCTCGTCGTCTCGCGTGTAGGCGCGCCCGGTACGGGTCAGCTCGATCGACCAGGCCCGGTTGTAGCGGTAGCCGACGGTCTGGGTCTTGTAGCTGTCGTCGAGGTGAATGATGCCTATGCCCAGACCGACGACGGCCTCGTGCTTTGCGTGAGCGGATGAGGACAAGCCCCAGAAAAAGAGCGCCGTGAAGATCACGAGCAGGGCGATGCGTGCGGTCTTGCCGTCGATTTTCATGTTAAGCCTCGGGTTTGTACTGATCGTTCGGAGTAAAGTCGCCGCGACGGTTCCAAAAGCCCCAGTCACGCCAGCGGCCGATGCCGACAAAGATCGTCCACGTCTCGCCCTCAGTCTCGACGATGCGATGCTCTGCCCGGCCGAGCCTGAGCGCGCCGTACTCGACCCAGTGCGACCCAGTGCGCAGGCCGTACTCATAGCTCTCTTCGAGGTACTCGCCTTTCAAGACGATCGTGATGTTAAGCAGCCAGGGGTGATCGTGCGAGTCGCGGCCTTGATCGCCGCCCTCAAAGCGGTGAACGTACACCTCGATCAGCGGCGCGATGGTCAGCAAGAACCAGCGAGTCATGTAGCCCGGCGGGCCGACCCGCTGGCGCTTCGCGATGGCCGACAGCACCTTGATGATTTTCTCTTTCATTTTTCTCTCTTACTGTTCGCCCGAGCGGGGAACTTAACAGACGAGTATAAAAAGTCAAGCGTGAAAAAGTTCACAATTTTCTACAATAAGTCATTGACACGGTAAGGCATTGACTATATTATACAACCTCACTTGAACGAAGCAGGAAACGAAAACATGACCAAGCACACTCACAAAGGCACTTGTCAGATATGCGGCCGCACTCAAGCGGTTGACAACAAGCGCGGCACCATTGCCAAGCATGGTTACACTGTCGACTGGGGATACTTCAGCGGCCAGTGTGAAGGCTCTGACGAGCTGCCCCTCGAAGTGTCCAAAGAGCTGACCGTTGCGACCATCGCACGCTGCGAAGATCGCGCCGAGATGCTTCTCGAAATGACCGCCGAAGACGTCAAGGTCGTCGTGCTCAAGATTCGCGAAGGTCGCGACTACCGGGGCCGCCCTCAGTACAAGACGGTCGAGTGCCGCAACGACGACGAAGTCAAGGCGATCGAGCCGTACAGCACCTTCGAGAGCAAGCAGCGCACCGCACTGCTCGGCCTGCACTCTGAAGCTCGTCACCTCTTCGCTCACGCTCGCGATCTGGCCGGCCTGATCTCAAACCGCCACGGTCAAGAGCTGTTCGAAGTCAAGCGCCTCGAAGAGCAAGCCGCTGCAGAGCGCGCCGAGAAGGCCGCCAAGCCCACGAAGGCCAGCGTCAAGCGCATCGTCGAAGGTCTGAACCGCGAGTTCAGCAAGCTGCGAGACGAGCACCGCAGCGCATGCTACAGCGCCGACGTGCCGTTCTATCTGCACCAGTACCGCGCAGCGAAGCACGGCGCAGCGTTCGGCGAAGACGCAGCGAAGGTCGAGGCTCTGGTCGAGAAAATGAACGAAGCAAAAGCGAGCCTCAAGTGAGGCTCAGCTTTGTGACCGAGATCACGAAAAAAGTCATTGACACAATAAGGCATTGACGCTATTATATAGCTTCACTCAAAAAAGGCAGGAAAATCATGGAAATTATCGCAATAGTAGCCGCATTCGTTCGAGAGTTCGGCGTAATCATCGGTCGAGACGAAGAGGGTCGAGACATCGAGGGTATTCGCTGGGAAGTCGTAGCCGAGGCGGCAGACGGTTCTCGTTGGGTGCATGAGGTAGGCTTTCTGGCCGACGAGCTGGTCTGGCATGACGACGATCGCTTCGGCCCATTCTGCGCCAGACAGCACGACGATCAAGCAGTCGTGAAAGCGCAAAAACTGGCCGATGCCGTCAAAGCGAAAGGCGTGATCGAGCTGACTCACTGGCAACCCACTCAGGCAGCCTACGGCTCAGTCGCTTACGACGATCTTGAGGCCCTCGAATGGGAAGCTGAGCAAGAGTTGATCAACCCCTAACGGGTTCTCGTGTCGAAGACCTCATAGGTCTTCTCGCAAACATCATTCGGGCACTGCAGGGTATGCTTGCGGTGCTCGATTTCACGTTCAACGGTCTCGCCGTTCGGCTGCTCGAAGCTCTTGATCTCGACGCTCTCGACGACCGTCTCGTCAAGCACGGCGACGACGTTGCAGATCGTGCACTTGTACGCCTTACCGTCAGGGTCTCGCAGCTCGGCGTAATTCATCGTCGAATGTCCTGCGGTGAGCCGCTGTTTAGCCCCTCGTAGGCTGGTTGATGCCCGAGGCCGGGCATGCTTTCAGACTGGCGTGTCAGTGTGACAGCGCCGCCTGCAGCTTGGCCCGTGATGGTCGTCTCTTCGACCGTAATGCTGCCAGCCGCTACTGTCGCAACGGTGACAACGAGCCCGGCGTTCGCGCCAGCCCCAGCCCCAGAGATGACCAGCTTCTCGCCGACCAGTAGCCGGCCGAGGCCGTTGGCGCTGTCTGCGATGGTGCTGGTTGCGGTGAATGAGATCGTTGTCGCTGCGCTCACGCGAACGAGATCGAAGCCTAGCTCGTCAGCGTTGGGCAGGTTATCAACGGTCGGTAAGTCGTCGATTGCCATGTCACGGTGCCCTCATGTTTTCAGAAGCCCAGCCGATGCCAGGCAAAACGTGCAGCAAGCTGCGCTTGCCGTTCGGATAGATTACCGCATTCGTTTGCATCCAGCCAGAGTGACCGCGTGCGTAGTTCATGCCGTCGGTGCCGTGCCCGACCTGATAGACGCCCTTCTCGATGGCGGGAGTATGCGAGTGTCCGATGATCATCTTGTTCGCGCCTTTCGCGAAGCCCTTCGCAGAGCCGCGTGCGCCATTCGCCCCGACGTCGCCATGCTGGCCGCAGTCGATGCCGGCGATCATTAGCTCTTCGTCTCGGCCGACAAAGCGGTGACCGTTCTCGCTCATCTCTTTGACATACCACTCGAACGGGTCGAGCGTCTCAGCGCCGGCGTCGGCCAGGCGAGCAGCCTGATAAAGTTCGGTCCAGAGCCTATGATAGATCAGCGCGTTCTCGGGGTCGTTCTTGACGTCAGCCCGGCGCAGCCACTTCATGAGCGCCTCGGGGTGATTGCTCGCGACGATGATATTCTCTTCGAACCAGGGCTTGTCGAATGGGCTCGTCTCGTCAAGGTGAGCGACGCACTGGTCAAGCTCGCGCTCGACGCTGTTCGTGCCCGAGTGATGCTTGACGAAGTTGATGATCGGGTCGCCTTCGTGGTGATGGTTGCGACTCCAGAAGTCAAGAACATCATGTCGCACGATGCTGGCCGCCTTCAGGGTTTGCACCATTCCGCTCGGGCCGTAGGTGGCCGCCTTCACGGTCGGCGAGTAGAAGAACTCGTGCTCGTCGCCAGTCACCAGGCCGGCAACGCCATCTAGCGGCAGACTCTTGCTCGACTGCCACTGGCCCCAGATGTCGAATATGACGTTCTTCGAGTCAGCGCCGATCTGCCTGACGTGCATCTGATTGCCGCATACCTCGACGACGGTCGCCGAGATCGAGTGATGAAAGTCGCCCTTCGCCCCGGCGGTGCCCTCGCGGTAGTTCTTCTCGGTCATAGCGCCCGACGTGTAGACGAGCTTCGGAATCTTGCCGGCTGCGGTCGGCGTGACGCGCATTTGCACTTGAGGGTGCCCCAGAAAGACCCACTTGTCGCCGCCGATGCTCTCGTATCCTTGCACCGGGTTCGCGGCGGTCATCTGAATCTGGTTTGCGATGATAACGCCGTGACCGTTCGCGATCTCAAGCGACTGCCCCGGCTGCATGAGGTAGGGCATAAATTCCGAATCCCACCAGCGGGCGTCGGTCTTGTGATCGGTGCTAGGGGTCGCCGTCTTGTAAGCGAGCGGGACGACATGCAGCTCGGCGTTGCGGTCTTTGCAATAGCGCTGAAGCGTCTTGAAGGCCGGGTGCGCGTTGGTGTTGTTCTGTGCGCAGGTGATGACGTGAATCTCTGTCGCGACTTGCGGCGCGAACTTGCCGCTGTTGGCCGGCACGGCCGCCTTCTGTACGACGTTGTGCCGATTGATCAGCGCGGTCGGTAGCTCTTTCCTGATCTTGGTGGCGCGCCTTTTGATGGTCGTCAGGCTGACGTCAAAATGAACAGCGACATCGCTGCGCTCAGGGTAGTTTGTTAAATCGTTCCAGACGGCGATGAACTCTTCGACGTCATACGGTTTGTTTGCGGCCATTACAGCACCTCGTACTCGATTATTATCTTGCCGACCTCGCCCCAGATTTTAGTTGCGCGGCCGTCCCAGACATGGCTGTCTTCTTTGAAGAGTGCGTCGAGCACTGCTTTCTCAAGATTGTCCTTATCGGGTCGTTGTTGGTGGGGGCCGCCATCCTTTGCAGCCCGTTTGCTCTTCGCCCAGCTCTTCGGCATGGGCAGAATGAAGGTAATGTGATAGCCGGCTTCGGGAATAGTCAGGCCGGTCGACCTTAGCTTGTCTGCATAGGCGCGATATTTAATGACCGCCTTGCTCGGGTTCCACTTGTCGCGCTGCGTCTGCCTCGGCTTGGCGACCGGGTCGATCAGAATCTCGTGCCTGATCTTGTTGCCGATTTCGGTCGTCGTGGTGACGACATCGTTGAGGCGCGTCTTCTGAGCTGGCGTTGTTTGCCAGGGTGCCGCCTCAGTCACGGCATGCGCCTCGGCCGTATGACTTGCAGCCCTGCCTCGGCTGGCCCATCTTTCTGCAGGCGCAGAAGTCTGGCCCTTCGCTGTCCACCTCGAACGGGTAGGCGTTCGTGCGCTCGTTGGCGTAAGCCCTGAACACGACCTTCGACTCGCCTCCGTTAATGCGCAACGAGGCGCAGTAAATCAGATCCGTCATACCGGCCAGCTCTTCGGCTTGCTCTCGATGGTAAGCCTCGACCCCGACGGTACGGTTGCCCGCCTGAAAAACGAAGAGGTGCAGCATAGATTCCCCAGTGTCGCGTTATTGTTATCAGTCGATCGTGACGGTGACGTTAGTCACAGCAGCCGGCGGCGTGTCGTCAGCGACGTCTACACTTTCGACGTGATACTCGCCCCGTTGATTGTTCTGATCGTAGACGGCGATGCGGAAGTGCCAGGTGCCGAATTCAAGATCGGGTGCGGTGACGGTTTGTGGATCGGTCGGCCGTATGTCTTGCAAGGTGCCGTAATTCACGCCGCCATCTGCAGACATCTCGACCCGTACCGTTGAAATCTCCGACTCAAGCAGCGGACCGCCTTGCTGTCGAGTTGTTGGGAGTTGCCAGCTCAGGGTGACGTTCGCCATAGTGTCAAGCCTCGCAGTTACATGATGCACCGAATCGGGTGCGTTAGGTCGCCGGCAGAATAGTCTTATAAGCCGGTGGTATATGCAAGCAAAGAATTCTATCAGCCATCGCATAAAGCCACAACCACAACCGGGCGGGCGCAAGTCGCCTCATCTTCGCATGTCCAGATGACGGCCTCGGTTGGTACTGCGCCGTGCCCGTTGACAGAGTTGTTCGGATCGCATGACGTGCCGGCAGGCACGACGCCGATCGGCAGAAGCACGAACCGGTCAGGCTGCTTGACTACAGTGTACGCCGTGAGCTGATTACCGATGATAACCGGCGGCAAGCTCTCGCCGGGCTGCACTTTGCGCACGATGTTCGAGAAGCCGCTCTCGTCGCCTTCGGGGTCGGTCTGCGTCAAGGCGACCTCGTAGGTGCCTGGCGATGCGACGATCTCTTCGCAACCGTCTGCTTGTTGGTCGATCTGCATGAACGGATCGGTCGGCCAGGTCGTCTCGCCCTCGGCTCTGAGGTAAGCGTCGAAGTGCGAGATGCCGGTGACAGGGGAGCCGTCGACGTTCTCGGTCGATGCCTGCCAGCATATCTCGAAGGCGTGCGCTTCAGTGTCCCAGCCCAGGCAGGCCAGAAACAAGAGCGCGCCTAGCAGGTATTCTTTAAGCCGGCTCGTCGTCGGGCCGTCGGTTCGTCTTCTGTTCATTTTTCGCTTTTTGTTGTTGGGCCTTCAGCATAGCCTCTCGCTTGACTTCTTCGTTGACCAAATTCACATAAGCGGTGATCGGTCGAAGCTGGGGTCGGAATGGTTGACTCATATCGCCCCCTCGACGTTCTCGCCCTCGTCTCGCGTCAGCCAGGGGAAGGCCAGATCGTAGCCATAGCGTGAGACCATCTCGCCGTTGTCGCCTTCGTAGAATTGTTTGCTCGCCACATAGTACAGCGCAACGAACTCTTCAGGCTGCCGAATAGCAAACCAGACCAGGCGCAGATGATTAATCCGATTCGACTCGTCCATCGGCGGGCGCTTCTCTCGGATGAAAACGAAGTACAAGATCGGGCCGAAGCCGATCACGAAGCCCACGCAAAAGCAGGCGATAGCGATCAAGAGCGCGCTCATTGTGGCGTGCAGGGTAGTGCCACGACGGCAGCGTGACACAAGACTCTGGCGCAGCGCTTCGTGTCGTAGTCGTCAACGGCGTTGCGATGGTCGTCGTGTTCGAGCGTCATCTGCCCGATCGTGACGCCGGGGTTCTGGTCTTCGAAGTCGTTAATCATTCGGCGGATTGAGTCGCCGAGCTGAATGACCTCGATCGGTAGAGTGCGTTCTGACATGTTGCGTTTTCTCTCTTCAGGTTCAGGGTAAGTTTTCGATACTCGTGCGTCGAGATGAATTTGTTCAGGCCGTGCTCGTCGCCTTTGATCAAATTCGAGGCCAGGTACTTTGTCGGGCTCGGCTCAGGGCAGACTTGCCAGTACGGCTTGAGGTTCTTTTGCGCCTCAGACAAACCATCAGCCCGGCCGGAACTGTAGCCGCTCTGAAAAGCGACAGAGAACAGTAGCGCAATCGCCAGGGCGGTCAGGCTTATGATCTTGACCATGTCTTCACCTCCGGCTTTTCGCCTATGAAGGTGATCGTGACCGTGATCTCTTCTTTCGGGTCTGGCTCGACAAGCGGCTCACGACTTGCTGCGATCTTGGTGATCGCCGTCGAGGCGATCGTGCGCAGTGAGTGCGTTTCGGCCGAGCCGGTGGAGTCTTTCATGAAGACCTCGTCGACCCATTGGCTTTTCATGAAGACCTCGTCGACCCATTGGCTATAGACCTTTCGCAGTGCGTCGATCTCTTTGTCGGTGAATGTCATGCTCATCGCCGGCCTTTCATCTCAGCCTTACGCCGAGCGACGTTGATCATCGCTTGAAGCACCTCGTCTGCGTCGGACTTCTGTTTGGCGAAGTGCGCCTCTCGCACTGGCACGTTGCACTGATAGCACTTGTCATATTTCGCCTTATGCCAGCTTGTGCAGCCAGGGGTCGAGCACTGTCGCATCTTCAGATGCGACTCAACGAAGTTGCGCTTGCGCACTCGGCTTTTCATCGACTCATTCTCGATCTGGCTGATTGACGGATGAACCGTCGCTTCATAGGTCATAGTCAGGCTGCCTTGTTTTCTGTTTCGCCGGGAGTATAACCCGTCGGAATGAAAAAGCAAACCGTCACAAGATCGTCGGTATCGAGCACGTCTAGCTCGTAGACCTGGCACAGCTCAGCGACCAGCCCCTCGAAGCTCTGGCAGCTCTCATCGTGTTCCAGCTTGAGCAGGTCTTCAGCGATCGCCAGCTCGCCGACGGTCGCCAGTAGACAGCCCGCCCAGACGGCGGTGCCATAGCTCGCCTCGGTGCCCGTCTCGACCAGCTCGACGAACTCACCAGGGCAGAGCCCCTCCCCGAAAAGACCCATGCCGGCCCACTTGTCGCCGAGCCGCACGGTGACGTTGATCTCGTCGTATCGGAACTCGGGGTTCGTGAAGTAAAGTTTTTTGTTCATATCAAAAACGCTCCAATTGTAAAGATTATTACCATTATCCAGGCCAGCGGCCGGCCGTACATGGCGACCCAGGCGTCGAACTTCACTTGCGTCTCAGCCGCCGATGCAGCTCGATCAAGTAAATGCGATCGGCCGGCGTCGTGCTGGCCCGTTTTTCGCGCTCAAGCCGGTCGGCCAGAGCCCGTAAATCATTGACAAGGTTCTTGTTCATCTCGATCGTTTCCTCGCGCATGCGCGCAATGTTTCCATTTCGTACACGATAGCGCGCAAAACATTCCCGAAAAGACCCATTCATCGGGCCATTCGGGCGCATCGCTCACGCGCCAAACTTGAGCAGCCCTGACGCCAATCAGCCATAAAAACATCGACGTTGTTCTCGCGCCGATACGCATAGCCAGA